CAAAACTTATAACTAAACCAAAAGGTTTAGTTATTGGTGATATTCAATATTCAAGAAATATATTTTCTTCTAGATGGACTAATGCAGAAAGAGAAGCTATTGGAATTTATGAAGTAGAATTTGATGATACAAATAAGAAAGATGAGGCATATTATACTAACACCAATCAATCCTTTGTTTTTGCTGGTGGAAAAATTACAGCAAGTTATGGTTCAGCAACAGCTAAAGCCCATGCGGATACTTTATACACAGAACAAGATAAAACAGATGAAATAATACCAGTTGGCAAAGATGTAGGAGATGTTGAAACTGAAGGTTTAAAAACAATTAAAATTAGAACAATTAAGGCCCAAGCTGCTACAATACTTGCAGAAACAGATTGGTACATAGTTAGAAAAGCAGATGCAGATACAGCGGTCCCAAGTGCAGTTACTAATCATAGAGCAGCGGTTCGAACTAAGTGCGCTGAAATGGAAACAGCTATCACCAATGCATCAAATACTCCAGCGATTGAAACTTTATACACGTATGTAAATACAGCAGATGAAGGGGATCCTGTTGTACTGGAAAGACCATTAGGAGAGTTCCCAGTATTAGGATCTTAACATGCCTTTAATTTTATCAGGAAATGTAGCATCAGCAACAGCCGCAGTATATGATGTAGCTAACTCATGTGTCTTTACTAGAGGAGATAGTCCAAAAATGACTAAAGACGCATCATCTTCAAATAATATTGAAACTGCTACAATTTCATTATGGTGCAAAAGAGGTAGACTAGCAACAGATGTTATTATGTTTGCTGGTAATTATAAAAGTAATAATAACTATTATTGTTTTTTAAAATTTAGAAGTGATGATAAATTAATGTTCACAAATTATGATAATGGAACTAATTGTGAATTTCAAACTACTAGATTATTTCGGGATCCTACTGCATGGCTCCATATTTGCGTTAGATGTGATCTAAGTCAAGCTGAAGCTAATAGAGTAAAAATTTATGTTAATGGAACACAAGAAACCAGTTTTTCTACATCAACAAATATGACTGGAGATCAATTTTTTTTAGGTAAAAGTGGTTATGAAATAAATGTTAGTAACAATCAAAGTGCAAGTTACTTTGATGGTCATTTAGCGGAAGTTGTTTATATTGATGGTACTTCTTATGCACCAACTTCATTTGGAGAATTTAATTCTGAAACACCTACAGTTTGGCAGCCCATCGATGTCAGCGGGCTCACATTCGGTACGAATGGTTTTTATCTTGACTTTGAAGCGTCAGATAACCTAGGGAACGACGCGAACGGGGGCACAGATCTGACCGAGTCAAATCTAGCCGCAACAGACCAGAGCACGGATTCGCCAACTAATAATTTTGCAACATTTAATCCTGTATCTCAACCATCTTCAGATTTAACATTCTCAGAGGGAAATACAAAAATGACAGTAGCTCATGCTAGTGGCTCACATCATATTGCAGCATTTAGCACTATCGCAGTAACAGCTGGCAAATGGTATGTAGAAGGAAAGTGTACTGAAACGAATGATACAAAATGGACACATGGAATTGCGAATGTAGAGTTTATGTATAATAAAACAGGAACTACTAATTGGATTCCTGGTCGTCATGATCATAGTCAAGATGATACAATAGGTAATTATACTGATGATGTTTGGAAAAATGGTACTGAAACTGTAAGTGATTTATTTGGTTCTACAGAAAGTGATGGAGATATTGTTATGATGGCTATTGACTGCGATAATGGAAAAATTTGGTTTGGTCGTAACGGAACATGGAACAATGGTTCTGCAACAGATAGTACAACTTTTAATGCAGCTTCGCATGATACAACTTTTACTACTGGAGATGATTATGTTGTGCATTTCGTAGCAGAAGATACAGCTTGGTTAGCAAACTTTGGCAATCCAGCTTATGCTAATTCATCGTCTGCGGCGGATGAAAATGGATATGGAGATTTTGAGTATGCGCCGCCATCCGGATTTCTGGCGATTTGCACAAAAAATTTGGGAGAAAATGGAGGATAAATGGCAGCTTATACAACAATAAACGATCCAGAAGCATACTTTCAGGTTAAGCTCTATACCGGAACAAATGCTGTAACTTCTTTTACTTTAGATGGCGATACTGATATGCAACCGGATTTAGTCTGGCTAAAAGTTAGGTCTGCTGGTTCTGGTCAAAATCATACTTTATTTGATTCTGTTAGAGGTGTTCAAAAATATGTTGAAGCAGATACACAAAATGCAGAAGCAACAGGAACAGCTTTTTTAACAGCTTTTGATTCAGATGGTTTTACTTTAGGTGATGATCAAAGTCATGTTAATGCTGCTAGTGATACTTATATAGCTTGGTGTTGGAAAGAGAGTGCTACTTCTGGGTTTGATATAGGCACATACACCGGAAATGCTACAGATGATACAGATATTTCACATAGTTTATCGGCAGTTCCAGAATTTATAATATGTAAAAATAGAGCTACTGATGGAAAAAGTTTTTACACTTTTCATACTTCTTTAGGTAATGGAAAAGCTATATGGCTTGAAGATACAAGTGGATCGGGAACATCAGCAACATATTGGTCTGATGAAAATCCAACATCTTCTGTATTTACTCTTGGTAATAGTAGTGGTCATAATGCAAATACAGATGCTCATATTTTTTATGCATGGGCTGGAAAACAAGGCTTTAGTAAGTTTGGCAGTTTTTCCGGAAATGGATCAGCAACTGACGGTGTTTATGTCCATTTAGGTTTTAAAGCCGCTTGGTTTATATGTAAAAGAACCAACGCATCTGGACATGATTGGGTTATTTTTAACAACAAGGCATTAGGATATAATCCTGACAACAATACTCTTTTATCAAATTCAAATGCTGTCGAAGGTACAGCAGATAGAATGGACATTTTATCAAATGGAATAAAAATGTATAATAATAATGGTTCAGAAAATGAAAGTGGTGGCGACTTTATTTACGCTGCTTTTGCTGAGTCGCCTTTTGTGAACAGTAGTGGAGTACCAAATAACGCGAGATAATTATGCTACAAAAAATTAATATACAACCAGGATTCAATAAACAAGTCACAGCAACTGGAGGTGAAGGCCAATGGATTAATGGTGACTATGTGCGTTTCAGATATGCCACACCTGAAAAAATAGGTGGATGGGCTCAATTAGGAGATAGGACTCTTACAGGAAGAAACACGGCACTCCATCATTTCGTCAATGCCAGTGGTATTAAGTATGCAGCCCTTGGTACAAATAGATTTTTATATGTATATTCTGGAGGAATTTTTTATGACATTACTCCTCTTAAAAGTACAACAACATTAACTAGTGCCTTTACCACAACGAATGGTGATGCTACAGTCACAATCACGTTTAGCAGCTCTCATAATATTAATAAGTACGATATTATTCGTTGTGATAATTTTAGCTCTGCTACTAATTCTAATTTTGATTCTGATGATTTTGATGATACTAATTTTATGGTAGCAACGGTTCCAAGTTCAACAACGATTACAATTGAAATGGGATCCAATGAATCTGGATCAGGAGCCAGTACTTCTGGTGGAGTAAGAGTTAAACATTTTTATTCAATAGGACCTGCCGTTGAAGAATCAGCAGCTGGTTGGGGACTTGGTCAATGGGGTGGTACAGTTTCTGGAGAAGGTACTTCAACTTTAAATGGTGCTATTGATGCCGATGATACAAGTCTTGTTTTAGCAAGTTCATCATCGATGCCTTCATCAGGAACACTTTTAATTGACAGTGAGCGTATGACTTATACGACTAATACCACAGGAACGAATACTATATCAGGAATTACAAGAGCAGCTGACAATACAACAGCTGCAATACACTCAGATGGAGCAACAGTTACCAATGCATCGGACTACACTAAATGGGGTGCATCGCAAACTGGAGACGTAATCACGGCCCCTGGTCTATGGTCCTTGGACAATTTTGGAAATAAACTTATTGCAACTATATTTGATGGAGCTACATTCGAATGGGATTCAGATGCTGATAGTGCATCATCAACTAGAGCAACGATTGTTGCCAACGCACCAACAGCAGCGACACAGACTTTAGTATCCACTCCCGATAGACACTTAGTTTTCTTTGGAACAGAGACAACCATTGGTACAACTAGTACACAGGACGATATGTATATCAGATGGTCAGATCAGGAAAGCATCAATGCTTCAACTTCGTACACTCCTTCAGCAACCAATACTGCTGGCACACAAAGACTGGCCGACGGAACACGGATCGTTGCAGCGATCAGAGGTCGGGATGCAATTTACGTTTGGACCGACACATCATTATTTATTATGAGATTTGTTGGTGCACCTTTCGTATTTTCATTTCAACAAGTTGGAACTAACTGCGGATTGATTGGAAAGAATGCAGCCGTCGAAGTAGATGGTTCTGCTTACTGGATGTCAGAGAATGGTTTCTTCAGGTACACTGGTAAACTAGATTCACTAGCATGTCTGGTTGAAGACTATGTTTACGATGATATTAATACAGTTCCTAGACAGCATATTTATGCAGGATTGAATAATTTATTTGGTGAAGTTACTTGGTTTTATCCAGGTAGTGGAGCTGCATCCAATAATAGATCAGTAACTTATAACTATATGGACTCAACACCAGAACGACCTGTATGGACTACGAGCACGTTAGCAAGAT